ATAGCACATAGTAAGTTAGGCGCATCAAACACCGCTCGTTGGATGAATTGTCCGGGAAGTGTTGACGCAACAAAAGATTATCCTAACACAAATAATATATATGCCGCAGAAGGAACCGCCGCGCACAGTATTGGAGATGCGTGTTTAAAGTCTCACGATAATGCTGAAATACATATAGGACAATCTATCGCCGTAGATGAATGGGAGTTTATTGTAGATCGTGAAATGATATCTGGAGTGCAAATGTATTTAGATGTTGTGCGCGAAGACATGAGAAATATGAGCGCGAAACAAATATATGCTGAACAGCGTGTAGACCTCAGTAAAGTTCACAAAGGAATGTTTGGCACCAGTGATGCTATTCTAATTAATGGTGATTATTTAAAAGTATATGACTTTAAGTATGGAAGAAATGTTGTAGATGTTCGAGAGAATACACAGGCATTGTTCTACGCAGTAGGTGCGCTGTTACTTATGGATAAGAAAAAAGAAGTTAAAGAGATTGAGATGGTAATAGTTCAGCCACGGGTTAGTGATCCAATTAAACGCTGGACAGTTACAAGGCAGTATCTAAAAGACTGGATCATAACTTTACGTAATGCCGCACAGGCCACACTTGACGAGAACGCTCCACGGATTCCGGGAGAAAAACAATGTCAATTTTGTGAATACAAACCTGAATGTCCGGAGTTAGAAAAGTTTGCAATGGAAAAAGCAATGGTTGATTTTGATGATGATGGCCAAATTAATTTTACAGAAACAGACGAACTTACAAAAAGCCAAACAAATGAAATACTTCGTTGGTCAAAATTTATTCAGAATTATTTAAAGGCAGTAGAAAGTAATGCTTTACGTATGCTCCAAAGAGGAGAGAAAGTAGAAGGGTTTAAGCTTGTAGAAAAGAGAGCTACTCGTCATTGGAATAAAGAAGTTGATGTTGAAAGTAGTCTAAAAAATATGGGGTTAGAAACTGATGAAATATTTAGCGAACCAGATTTATTGTCGCCAGCCCAGATTGATAAATTATTAACCAAAGATCAGCGAGAAGATTTAAACGCTAATCTTGTAGTTAAGAAAAGTTCCGGCATCAAGATGGTGCCAGAATCGGACCCAGCGCCCGAAGTTAGCGCTGGAGTTGAAAGCGATTTCGCTGACGACTAATTTTAACCAAGTCAAGATAGGAGGGCAAGATGCCCATCAAAACACCACTCGCTCGTTTGAGCTACGCTAAACTACACACGCCAGAGCAGAATGCTAATGGTAAAGATAAATACTCAGCTATGCTGATATTTGAACCCGGAACTGACCTCTCTGAATTAGAGAATGGTGCTATGGAAGCGGCTATTGATCTGTACGGTTCTAAAGAAAAACTACCTAACGGGGTTAAAAAGAAAAGTCTTGCCAAAGGAAGTGGATGGCCATTTCGAGACGGCGAGGACCAAGATGGTAAAGATGGTCACCAAGAGGGCGGTCTCTATATCAATGTATCAACCTACGGGTCAGCACCTAAAGTCGTTAGAAAAGAAAACGGCATTATGGTTAAGGTTGAAGAAGACGAGATTAAGTCTGGTGACTACGTAAAAGCCATGTTAACTCCAAAAGGATTTAAGGTTGACGGTAATTCTGGCGTCACTTTTTATCTGGGCAACGTACTGTTCGTCAAAACCGGAGAAGCGTTGGGCGGTGGAGGAACCGATCCAAACAACGACTTCGATGAAGAAGACGATAGTGAAGCAGAAGATATGTCTAGCACTGAAGATGACGACGACGACATCTTATAGTTGTAATAAATTAGAGGGGGCGAAAGCTCCCTCTTTTTGGAGGATAATATAATGGTACAACATTATAAAAATAGATTAAAAATATCAGACGCGATTAAAAAATCAAAAGAAATTTATATTGGATTTCATACTCGAAAGGGTTACATCCAATTCAAATCGAGCGCCGCACAATTAAGAAATGCTTGCTCAAAAATAGCAACAAATATCAGAGTGCTTGATAAAAGCAAAGCCAATCAAAACCCACCAGCGGATTGGGAGTTGAATGATAATGGGATTTTAATAGTTGATTTCTTAGACAGGTATTTGTATCGGAATTTACGTAATGACTAGAGTACTTAGAGGTGACTTCGAAACAAGAAGCGCAGTTGATCTACCAAAGCGTGGCGTTCACATATACGCAAACGACGCTAGCACAGATGTATGGTGCTTTGCATATGCGTTCGACGATGATCCCATAAAAATATGGACTCAAGGAGATTCGTTACCTGCTGATTTAAAAAATCATATCGAGCAGGGAGGTTTGTTTAAAGCTTGGAACGCTAGTTTCGAGTTAGCTATCTGGAATAGTATCATGGTTCCAAGATATGGTTGGCCAGTATTGAGGATAGATCAATGCAGATGCTCTATGGCGGCGGCAAGTGCGATGAGTTTACCATTGAGTTTAGATAAGGCCGCTAAAGCTCTGAGCCTTGACATTGAAAAAGATGCTGAGGGCTACAGACTTATGCTCAGAATGTCTAAGCCCAGAAGGATAAATGATATTGGTGAATATGTCTGGTGGAGTGAACCTGCTAGATTAAAAAAATTATACAGCTATTGCAAACAAGACGTTGAAGTTGAGAGAAACATTGATAAGAAAACTAGAGCGCTTATAGACAGCGAACAAAAACTCTGGGAGCTAGATCAATATATAAACAATCGGGGAGTACCTGTTGACATTAATAGCGTTACAGAAACTATCGAGTGGTGCGACAACGAGCGAGACAGGCTCAATAAAAAAATGGGTTCCGTTACCAAGCATCGTGTTAGAGATTGCTCTGATGTAGCTGGGCTACAAATTTTTGCAGACGTTACATCAGTGGCTAAAAGTGAGTTGGATAAACATATAGATACCGCGAAAGGTAGTGTGCTAGAAGCATTAAAACTAAGACGCGACTTTGCAAAAACATCTACCAAAAAACTTGAAGCATTCAAGCGTGGCACAATGCCCGATGGTAGAATGCGTGGAATATTTCAATTTTACGGCGCTCCGTCTACAGGTAGATGGGCTGGCCGTCGAGTACAACCACAGAACTTCCCCCGTCCAACATGCAGTCAAGAAGAGATAGAACGCCGCATCGATGAAAAAGATATGGGTAGTCTACAAGGTGTGTCTGATTGTCTGCGCGGTATGATCGCGGCACCAGAAGGTAAAGAACTCGTGTGTGCTGACTTTGCTTCTATTGAAGCCAGAGTATTAGCTTGGATGGCTAACCAGCAAGATGTACTGGAAGTATTCAAGAGCGGCGGCGATATGTATAAACACGCCGCAACCGGAATATATAATGTTGATTATGATAAAGTAACAAAAGATCAACGTCAGATAGGTAAGGTTGCGGTGTTGGCGTTAGGCTATGGTGGGGCCAAAGGTGCATTTACTTCTATGGCAAAAGGCTACGGCGTCGAGATGAGCGCCAAACAAGTTGAAGGTATTGTTAAGAACTACAGAGACGCCAACAATAAAATAGTTCAGTGGTGGTTTGACCTAGAGCGAGGTGCGACTAAAGCGATAAAGCATCAAGGTAAAAAGATCAGTGTAGGCCAAACAATGTTTAGGCATAGTCGAGGCCACCTGTGGCTGAAGCTACCATCCAGCAGACTAATGTGCTTTCCAAGATCGCGTATAGAAAGCATCAATAAACCGTGGGGGGCCAGCGAAGGTATCACTTATGTAGGTGAGAACTCCTACACCAGAAAACTAGAAAAGTTAAACACTTACGGGGGAAAGCTTGCGGAGAATATTGTGCAAGCAATAGCGCGTGATCTATTAGCTGAAGCGATGCTCAGAATTGAGGCCGCTGGCTATGAAATATGTGGTCACATACATGACGAGATCGTGGCGATAATGCCAGAAGGTGGATCGCTAAAGGAGTTTGAAATATTAATGGCTACCAATCCCGACTGGGCAAAGGGTCTACCCCTTGGCGCTGAAGGTTGGGTGGGCCGGAGGTACAGAAAATGATTAAACCAATAAAGACTGAGTTTGACGGCCATCGTTTTAGATCACGGCTCGAAGCGAGGTGGGCGGTATTCTTTAAAGAAATGGATTGGGATTATAGTTATGAGTTAGAGGGATATAGGTTTGAGTATAAAGGTGAGATACTTAACTATTTACCTGATTTCTATGTGGAAGAGATCAATGCTTTTATAGAAGTAAAGGGTCCTTTGATTA